CCGCTGACCCTTGAATCTTAGTGTTGAATGCTTGCCGTTCGGCGCGGCGACGGATGCCTTCGATCCGGTTGGCTAGCTCCGGCAGGTATCGGCGGCGGCGCAGGATGGTTTCCACGAACGGCGTCGGTGTCTTGGCGCGAGCAGTGCGGATGACTTCACGCCGGTAGGTGTCGATGGAATGGAAGCGGCGGCCGAAACTCTCCAGCAGTTTCTTGGCCTCGGGGATGGTGCAGCCGATCTGATGGGCGATGTTGTCTTCGCCCACGCCGTAGGCGATGGACAGCACGAGGACTTTCCCCGCGGTGCGGTCCACGCCCATGCTGTTGCCGATGACGGTATAGATGTCCTCGCCGGTGAGGTAGGCGTCGATCATCGTAGGGTCGCCGGACAGCGACGCGATGACCCGCGGCTCGATCTGGGAGTAGTCCGCGACGACCAGGGAGTAGCCGTCCCCGGCGATCCACAGGTTGCGGATGCGTCGGCCCAGTTCGGTGCGCGGATTCGGGATGTTCTGCATGTTCGGGTTGCGGGAGCTGAACCGGCCGGTCTCGGTACCGATCTGGTCGAAGTCGCCGTAGACGCGCCCGTTGATGAGGAGGGCTTTCTTGTTGACGGTCTTGGTCTTCCCGGCGGTGGTGCGCTCGACGTCGCCCCCCACGTAGGGCACGACGTATGTGGAGACCATCTTCTTGAGGTCGGCGTAGTGCAGGAGCTTGTCGACCAGAGGGTCACCTTCGTGCAGGCGCAGTGCCTCCTCAGAGACGCTGTAGTCGGCCGGGGTCAGCTCTTGCCCAGCCCGGCGCTTGACCTTGCCGCCGGGGGTGAGCACTTTCGGCTTGAGCCCGCGACCTCCGACACGCTTGCCGGTGAACAGCAGCCGCAGCTTCTCGGCGTTTGAGTTGATGTTGAAGACGAGCCCGGCTTCCCGATAGATGTCTCCGACCACCTGATCGAGGTCACGTTCCAGGGTGACTTTGAGGTCGCGCAGTTCCTGGACGTCCATGAGGGCGCCGGTGAGTTCCATGTGGCACAGCGCCTCGGTGACGTCCATTTCGAGCGCGAACAGCTTGGTGAGTCGCTCCGTCTCGATGCGTGTACGCAGGTCCCGCCACAGCAGCCAGGTGTAGGTGGCGTCGAGGTATGCGTACCGTGCGACGACGGAGAACGCGTACTTCTCGACCTCTTTCCCTACGCCTTTCTCCATGTGATAGCCGAGGTCACGGGCGAGGCAGTCGTCCAGGCCGAGCTTGTGGTTGGTCCGGTTGTCGAGCAGGAATGAGGCGACCATGGTGTCTGCGTAGGGCGCCGGTGGCACCTCGCCGTAGTACTTGGCGATGCTCTTCACGTCGAACTTCACGTTGTGGCCGACCTTCACCGCGTCGCTGAAGAACACGGGCCGCAGCTCGGAGAAGACATCGCCCGGGAACAGCTGCTCCGGAGCCGGGGTCCAGACGGTGGCCGCGGTGGTGAGGCTCTTGCTGTAGTCGACCTTCCGCAGCGACAGGCCCTGTTCCTGGCGGCGTTGTCCGGCGGGGGTCAGGCTCATCTCGTGCCGGACGAATTCACCGTGCGGGTGCCCCAGGGGGATGACGTCGGTACGGCCGTAGGTGGCCAGCGCGATCCACAGGACGTCGTTGATGACCGGGATGCCACGGTGCTCTCCCCAGGTCTCCACGTCGAACACGAATTCGTCGGTGGTGCTGTACGCCTCGGCGACTTCCTTCAGCTGTTCCCGGGTGGTGACCACTCCGACGGACCGGGTGACCGGTCGGGTGTCGAGGTGTGTCATCGCCGAGCCTTTCGGGATTAGGACCGGGAGGGGAGGCCCAGGAGTTTGCCTCCCCTCCCGGCAGGGCGTCGATCAACCGGATCCGGAGACGCACTTCCGGATGGCAGTACCGGTCTTGAACCGGGGCAGGGGAGGAAGGCTCACCCCGGGATCGACGATGACCAGGGACTCAGGCGTCCAGTTCGTCAACGATGAGTCGTAGCTCTGCCTTGCTGTGTTCCTTGATGTCGGCGACCGAGAACGCCTTGATCTTGGCCAGACTACGCTCAACGATCTTGGGGTCCAAGTCGTAGTCTTCCTGCAAGTAACGGCTCTTCACGATGCTCATCGTGTAGTCGGTCTTCAGGCCCTGTCCGGTCCGGGAAATCTCCCAGTAGTGCAGGGACAGCGGACCGTTCTTGCCGCCGTTGTTGGTCTCCAGGATGCGCAGGAGCTTGGGACCGGCCACCAGCTGTGAGGCGCCGAACGTGCTCTGTGTGAGGTCCACGACGGTGAAGGCGAATTTCTTGTCGGGGGTGTGGCCGAGGTCGTCGCACAGCGGGCAGCCGTTACCGAGGCAGATGAAGCTCTTCTTGCCCTGCTCCCGCTCGCGCAGGAAGTGCTGCTTGTAGACGGCGAACGGCTCATCGCCGAGGAACTTCACGAGCGTCGGGTCCTCGGTGAGCTTGAACTCCGCGTTGAAGTCCCCGCCCTCGGACTGGAGGGTTTTCGCCGCGCCCCATCCTGCGGCCACCCGGCTGTTGGTGGTTGCCTGGTCGTCCTCGTCCTCGGGCTCGAAGTCGTCTTCGGTGCGCTCCCGCTGGCGGGGGAGCTTGACGCCACGCTGACCGGCGCGTCGCTGGACGCTGCGCGGCGGCGCGGGATCGTCGTCCTCGTCGGGCTCCGGGTCAGGCCGACGACGGGCACGGTGGTCCGGCTCCTCGTCATCGGACCGGACGGCCCGGCGGCGTGCGGGACGGTCCTCCTCGGGAGGAGCATCGTCTTCACGTCGGGCCTTGCGGACGACGGGAGCGATGTCGTCGTCATCATCCTCGTAGTACGAGTTCGCGTCGGGGGTGGGACGGCGAATACCCATGTTCTTATCTCCGAATGGCAAGTTAGCAGGTTGGCAAGTTAGGCAGTTACCGGCCGCTTTCCTGGTTGTAGATCCTTGTCCAGGTCTCCAGGAGTTCGATGGTCAGGTCCCGATGTTCGGACCATTCCACCCTGACCGAGCCGAGGAGTCCGCGTTCGACGAACGCTGACACCGTGGCCTCGATCAAGGCCCGTGTGTACAGCCGACGACCTTTCTGAACCCGTCCGTCGTCCAAGGTCTTCGACGGCAGCCGGTAAGGTGCCTGGGGAATGTAGCCCTTGCGGATCCACAGGCGTACCGTGACGACCGGGCGCTCCAGAGCTGCGGCGAGAGCGCCGAGGGTGAAAGTTTCACGTTCTCGGCCGTTGATGAGCTTGATGAAAGGTCTGGAATCCCAGGACCCTTCCATGTGAACCGGTTTCTGTTTGACTGGTGTCTCAATTGCCTTACGCTTTGTTTTGGAGCCGGGGTAATACTGATCGAGTCCGTCGAACAGGGCGTCAATGTCGGACGCCATGTCAGTCCTTTAGTGGTATGAATGCCCAAGTGACCTTGGTGGGAAACATCTTGTCGATGTCGTCCTCGGTGAGGAATCCCTCAAACAATGCCTGCATGACGGCATCCTCATCCAGGATGGGGACAGACTTGTAGCATTTATCGGTGAGATTGGCCTGGGTGAGAATGCGCTCCGCGACATGTTCGTCGAGAGTGCGCTTCACGCGGCGCTGGCGAACGAGCCGCGAGATACCTTCGATGCTGTCAGGGAGGTCGAGGACGAGGTGACCCTTCTCGTCGACCTCGCCTTCCTGCTCCACGATGCTGCTGAGCTGGTCCCGGACCGTCCGACGTCGCCCCTCGACCATCTCTAGGGTATCGGAGAGGGCCTTGTAGTCCTTGACGAGCGACTCCAGCGTCCTGCTGTCCCACTCGGGACGAGCTATAGTCCTCCGCGCCATGTGTTCCTTCAAGTGATCTAGTAGACCAACGGTGAAAGAGTAGAGACAACCAACTACAGGCCGGAACCTGCGTAGTCCAGCAAGAATTCCATGATGACAGCGGTGAGGGTGCGGTTCTCGGACGCTGCCTTGCTCTTGGCAGCTTCCCAAAGTTGCGTGTTGACACGGATTGTTCTCGTTGGGGTCTTGTTCGAGGCCATTCGGTCTCTCCCCTCCCTGTGCTCCGGTAGTAACTAACGTAGCACGCCGAGGAGTGCTAGCTGGTCCGCCCGAGAAAGGCCGTGAGACTTTCGAGTGTTAGGTCGACGCCGCCTCGGGTGTTCACCCCATGGCCATCGACGATCGCAGCCGCTACAGCATTCTTGGCTTGCAACGCAGCCCAGTGACGCTCCTCGATCGAATCCCGCACGAGCAGGTCACGCAAATACACACGTTCGTGGGTAGAACTGGCACGGATGATGCGGGAGTCGCGTTGTATGGCGGTTCCACTGGCCCATGGCAGGTCATAGTTGACCAGGATGTGGGCCTGCGGCAGATCGACGCCGTATCCGCCTGCATCGGTGCTCACCAGGAGCCGGACGGACGCTTCGTGCTGGAAGCGTTGCTTGGCCCGTTCCTTCTCGGAGGCGTTCATGGCGCCGGTGTACGGGACGGACTCGTACGTGCCCAGCGCGGTGCGGATGACGTCCACCATCTCGCGGAACATCGTGAAGATGACGATCTTGGCGGAGGGGTCGGTCTCCAGTTCGGCGCTCACGTAGGCGCCGAGGGTCTCCAGCTTCGGGGCCCGGCGCAGCTTGTCCAGCAGGCCCCGCTCCCGCAGCGCCCAGCAGTACTGCGAGCCGCCGGTGAGGGTGTCGGCCTTGGCCGCGCTGATGCGCAGCAGGCCGGGGAAGTCGCACAGCATCCGCAGCGCGCCGACCTTGGACATGATGCGTCCGCGGATCTCGTCCGCGGGGCCGCCGTCCGGGCTCTGGAGACCGTAGTGGGCGTCCAGGTTGAACGACCCGCCGAACATGGCCTGCGCGTCCTGGAGGTCGGCCAGCAGCTCACCGGCGATGTGCTGGTAGAGCTTGCGGGCGTTGGGGTCCAGCTGGACCAGCAGCTTGCGGTCCTCGGGGTCGGCGGGCATCACCTGTGGCAGGTAGGGAGCAACGTCGGGGTCGGCCTGGCGCTTGCGCACCAACACCTGCGAGAGCCGGGTGTGCAGGACGGGCAGGTTCCGGTAGCGCTCGACACCGCCGAAGCCGTTGCGGACGATGAACGTGCGGTCGAACAGGTCGAACCGGCCGAGCACCTCGGGGTCGACGAACTGCATGATGCTGTAGACCTCTTCGGGCTTGCCGTTCTCGATCGGCGTGCCGGTGAGCGCGTAGTTGATGTCGGCCGTCAGTTTCTTGATCCGCCGGGAGCGCTGGGCACGGAACCCCTTGATCGCGGTGACCTCGTCGACCACGACGAACCCTCGTGGCAGTTTCCGGACGATGTCCCAGTCACCGACCACCTGCTCATAGTTCATGATCACGTAGTCGACGCCTGTGTTCATCCAGTCGAATGCCTCGCCGTACTGCTGGCCGCGTTTGGTCGGCGTGCCGTCGATGACCAGCGGGACGGAGGTGCCGCCGGTGAATTTGGTGATGGCCTCGGCCCACTGGTACTTCAGTGCGGACAGGCAGACGACGATGCCGGGCTCGGTGATCTGCATGGAATCCATGAGGTGTTCCACGGCGGCGATCGTCAGGACGGTCTTGCCCAGGCCCATCTCGTAGGCGACCAGGACTTTCTTGCGTTCGACCATGAGATCGAAGGCCGGTTGCTGGTAGGGCAGGAGTTCTCCGGTGAATGTCACTGAACGAGGCTGTCAGGAGTAGATGGCCTTGACTCCCCTGATGTAGTGCTGGGCGTCCCGGAGCCCGCGCTTGATTTCATAGCTGCTCATCTCACCCACGTCCTTGGCGGGCGTGTCGGCGTAGGAAAAGAATCGGGACTCGATGTGGAGCCGTGCGCTGGCCCGGAAAAGGGCAAGGGCTGCCTTGCGTCCGGCGAGGTCGAGCTTTGGATTGTCGAAGGCGACGATGACTTCGTTACCACTGAGCAGGTGCATCTGCTCGGCGCTGAGGGTGGATCCGCAGACTGCGATACCTCCGCGCTGGCCGACGGAGGCGAGCCGGACCGCGTCGAGCGGGGATTCGACAAGGATGACTCGGTCGCAGTCCATGAC